GTACTGTGTCATCGCTACTTTATAGGTATCAAAAGCAGGAACATAATACCCATGATATAATGTCATTATCTCTATAGATTTCAAGCTATCTAGACAATCATTATGTGTATACTTTTTCTGTTTTAAAACTATATCGTTTACATCATTTACAAATTCTTTATGAATTTGAAATGGGCCTAAAGCCCCCTCTTTTAAAAAGGCTGCTCTAGCTTGTGCTTTTGTTTTTGGGTGTTCTACTGCCCAAATTGCAGAAAATATTCTGATCTTCCTATTCTCTAACTCCATATTATATTTAATAGGAGTAGGAGCACAAATAGTCATAATATCTTCTCCGGGATTAGGGGCAAATAGGGGGACTGTGAGTAGTAAGGCTAATGTTGTTGTACATACTTTTTTCATTGTTTTATTATTCGTTTAACTTAAATGAAGTTCTTTTTCTTGGATTTTTAAAAGAGATTGTAAGTTTTTTCTTTTTTAAATAACCATTAGATTTTAGGCATTTATAATAAGTAATTTCAGCTATTTTTAAGCTTTTACGACAATCTGCACCACTAGAAAATTCTTTTATAATTCCATTATCATATTTTACAATCATTGGTTCAGATCTATTTTCTTTTTGTCGTAATTTTTTATTTTCTTGGCATACTGTTCCTTTTTTAGCAATGGATATATTTTTTCTATACTCTTCAGAAAAGACTTTTCCTTTGTGACTTTCAGACATTTTTCTTTTAGCTTCTTCAGAGTGTGGTTTTCTATGTATTGTTAACTTACCATTTAAAAGTAATTTTATTCTTGTTTTACTTGCTTTTTCTTTACTTTCTTTTGTCCATATTCTACCACACCCTCCTCCACCTTCACCGCCTAGAGTACCGTTGGTAAGCTTATAATTTTGTTTCTTGAATTCTTTAATCCAATATTTTTCAACTTTACAAGCGTATTCCCAACCTTGAATTTCTTCAATCAAGTGTATAGTCGGTTTAATATTTTCTTCTAGTAAAGACTTTATCCAATTGTTTTTATATGTTTTTATTTGCAGTCCTTTTTTATTTAAATGTAAACTTAGTCTATATTCTAATTTTTTTACTGTAATTCCAATATATCTAGGGCTACATTTTAAGTCTCTAGGATCTCTTAATTCATAAATTTTAACTAATACATTCTCTTTATTCATAATTTTTAAATTTAATTCCTAAAGATAAATAGAATAAATGAAAAGCGTGTTAAGTTAATGTTAATTTTATATTAAGTTTTACTAACATTAAGGTCTTACTCTACGCTCTTCGACAGCTTTATACATTTCTGGTGTCATTTTATTTGAGGTAGGCAATTCGGCAAAATAGTTTACACAACCATCAAAGTACACGTCTGTTAGGACTGCACTACCTCTTCTGTTTAATATGACAGATAATTCTCTATAAGCATCTCTGAGCCTTTTGATATCATAACCTTCCCATTCAGCACGTCTGAATCTAATAGGAGCAAATAATCCAAGCATCATATCACAATCTCTGCCAGTTAGCTTGTTATCTCCTAATCCATTCGCTGATGGTCTGATCATATTAGCAGCGGCATTTTCTACACCTTCTTGTGCAGCTGCCTGTTGTTGCACATTTACTACAATATACTTCCATCTATCTCTGATATGTAATGAATAATTTGATGAAAGTTTACCAATAGCTTCATGTAATGTTCCTTCTTTTTCAGGAGTTAATAAACTGACATGGTCAGTTATTACAATTACAAATTCATCTGGATCATTAGGAACATATTGGAAGATTTTTTTACCCTCTTCATTAAATCCCGATTCAATCCATTCTGTATTTAATGTGGTTCCTTCTTTATCTATATAGTGTCCATGCGCATGTGCATACTCTCGTACTGCTTTGTATATTCCATACGGATTTCTTGTGTGGTCAATGAATGTAACACGACTTAGAAAATCTGATACATAAGGCTTAATTTCTTCAATAGCCTGTACTAATGGATCTTCTAGTATGTAATTTTTAAATATTGAATCCATTTTATCTGGGTGGATTCTTATTCCCTTTAAAATAAATAAAAAATGGGATATAGCCTGTTTGACTTTATCCTCTTTGGACATTTCTAATGTGAAGTAAATTATGCGTATTTTTATGTTTGTGTTATTATTTTTAGTAAAACTGTAAGGGCCATACATGAACAAAAAATCACATATTTGAGTCTTACCCACTTTACTATTTGCCGTTACAATATAGTATCTACCTTTCTGAATTCCAGGGATCTCAGCGGAGAATCTTGGAAATGGGAAAGGAATACAGATATCTTTACCTTGTTCACGCAGAGACTTGTTTTCAAGTATCTGGTTAAATACGCTATCAAATAATTCACTCATACTCTCTGGTGTGCCCAGTCCCCCTCGTTCTTTAAGTATTTGACATCTTTCTGCCAAACTTCTTGATTAATATATGTTTCGAGATTATTAATATATTCATAATCTCCACTGTATAATCTAGCTTTGATAATAGCCACAATCTTATCATGTGATTCTTTATCTTTTATTTTAGCTAGATATTTCTTCTTACAAACCAGATAATCTCTGGTAGGTTTTCCACCCCATTCTTTAGAACCTGCACGCAGAGTTCTACCTTTTGGAGTTGTTATGGGGAATGCGTCCCAAAACTCATCAAAATTTACCATGGAAACTACCGTGAATAAGGCTACTGCTTTTGATCGCAATTCCCATCCACCTTCAGTAGGTTTAATCCATAACCCTTCAGACAGATGCTGAAGAGCATTTTTGTCACTCATCTTATAAGCCTCAGGCTCTAGGCCGTCATTAATCATTTGTAAATATACAAACTCTTCTATGAACAGCCCAGACTCCTGTAACTTATCTAAATTAATACTTAATTCAGACATTACGCTTCTTTTACAACTCTTTCATGTAAAGTTGGTTCTTCTTGAATTGTTCCATTTAAAGGAACTTCAACTGGTTTAGTTTTCTTAAACTTTTTGGTAAATCCCCCAATGAATGCATCTGGATGAGCTTTAAGATCAGCCACTACATTCTCTACCATTTTATTGATAGCAACTTTTGTTAAAGGGTATTTAGGCATTATAGAAATACTTACACAAGGGCTCTTAAATGCTCTACCTTTTGCTATTACTTGACCTAACTGTTGATTATGTATGTCAACAGGATTAGTAATAGAAATCCCAACACCTACTCCTACGCCTTTAAATCCAAGACCACAGGCAGTAATACGGTGAATTCGTCCATCTTTGTCATTGACAGAATCATGGATGTACACCTCAATTGGTTTAAACTGGTTGTTCATCTGTTTTTTCCTCCTTTATAGTGCAAGAATCTTTATCAGCACATTCTTCACAGTCACGGTTATCTAACCTATCTTTAAAATCTTTTAGAAAGGTTGTAAAATCATCTTCTTCCATATCATCAATATGATATTCTAAGCGAACTGATACAATAAGTACCACAAAGATTAAAAAGATTAAGCCAAACATAAACCCGTGAAAGGGAATTATTGGGCCTAAGAATGCTGCAATTATAAATAGAATTAAAGAAATTCTAGATGTTAGTTCAACAGCAAGTTTGTGTAAGAGTAAAAACTCTTTGAATGATTGTTTCATTTTTATTATTTTGTTTAGGTTAATATCCGTATAATTTATACAATAACTCACTTTCTATCTCACATATCCTAGGCTGATAATAATTTATTAGATCATCTTCAGTTACAGTTACATTAAATCGGTTAGTGATAATTTTAGCAAGTTCACTTAAACCATTGTATTGAACTCCTTCTTGCTCTAGGGCTTTAATAATACTCCCTAAAACATCAGGTAATGGTCTTGTTATTGCTTTTATTGACGGTTTAATTGCAGTTTTAATCATAAATCAATTCCAAATCTGCTGCATTTAATTCTAAGATATCTCTTTCATAAGGAAAGGCCTGATGCCAACCTTCTGCAGTTATATCTTTTAAAGCAACTAATCTAGCAAGAGTCTTTCCAGAATATTTTGAAAGACTTGCTGATAGTTTTGATTTTTTAGCTGATTTTTTACTTCTCATACTATTTCTTTTTAAGATGTCCGACTATTTCATCAATTAAATCACTGTATTTATACCATGCAAATATTGTTAAAATATCTCCATCGTAATTAATCTCGTCAATCTCTATGGCTGTGTCCGGAATAGTGTCATTTTCCCCAACAGGAATTTCTATTTCAGTTTCAGTGAAGTATACATCTACCTCAACTGGTTTTGGACACTGTGCTAGTTTTACTTTTGTGTAAGTCATTAAATTTCGTCTAAGTTAATTTTTTTCACGTATGTTAAATCAAAGTTTTCAAGTGCAGTAGTAATATAAACTTCATCTTGGGTATCTTCTACGTATAAGATATATTGCTCAGGGAACTGAGAACGAAGTACGCGCCCGTGAGTTTGCGTGAAGTATCTTTCAACATTATCCAATTGAACATTTATACCGGCTTCAATATGCTTTAAGTTCATGCCTTCTTTCAACATATCAACCACAAATAATTTATGTGATTCTTCATTGTTAAAATTAGCAATCATTACCTCCCTTTGTTTTTTAGGGACTTTAGAATGTATAGCATTACCTCCACTAAGTTCTTCTGCTTGTGGTATAGATCCTGCAAAACAAATAAGTCTCTTGTCTTGAAGTTTCTCTAGTAAAATTTTAGCATGAGTAGTTTTACAATCTGCTAAGAATTGTTTCCTAATTCCCCCTGCTCTAAGCCAACGTATTTTATCCCAGTGTTGTCTAGTATCATAGTATTTCTGTTTGTACAGTTCTACTCTGCTACTAATTAATTTGTATGCTCCTGCTTCAGTACACCTAACATGGTTAGACTTGGAGTATTCAAATACTTGATTTTTTATTGTATCATCCAGTTGTACAGGTATCAAGTACACACTAGGTTTAGGTAATAATCCCCATTTTATAGCTTGTGACAAAGTAACTTTAAATACCACTAAATTCGGAATGATTGAAGTGATAACGCTCTTTTGAAACCATGTCATTGTGGCAGATAGAAATACATTTCTCTTACCTACTTGACATGTTACTATATCAGTGAGATGTGACAACCTAAGTTCACTAAGTATATGATGCCCCTCATCAAAGATGAAATTAGCATTCTCAATATACTTACTCATGGATTGATAACAGAAGAAGTTTACATTAGTTAAAAGATGTTCTTTACCATGCTCCTTAAACTGTTCTCTCCAATTAGATTCATGGTTAGTTTCAGCAATGACAATATTCCATCGTCCACCATAAGCCTCCATTACTCTAATTGCTGCTAAAGATTTTCCTAGTCCAGTGGCCCATTCAAATAAAACATTCTGGTTTGAATTAGCCACTTCAACTCCATAATCTTGGATTTCTTGCTTTGATTTAAAGTTTTGGCTCATCTTCTTTTCTTGTGTAAACTATTTTAATTGTCTTGCAATTCCTATATAAGAAGTTAAGTACTTCAACATCTATTAAGGATTTGCCTACTAATTCTTTAAATATAGGATCACTGGTTGACTTAATCGTACTTCTTTGTGAAGCATTTGGATCTGATCCTCCTGTAATCTCCATTATGTGTCCTTCTTCTGCAAATTTGCACCATAACCAATCAATACTTTGATAGTCTCGTTCAATCTGTGCTAGAGTCATCTTT